TCATTGCGCCCGCCTGTGCTGGTCGCGGTTCAACCGATCGGCCTCGGCCTGCAGCCGCGCCGCAAGCCGTTCGGCTGCGGCCCGATCAGGCAGGGGACGGGTCGCCACGCCGTTGACCGCGACGGCCCATCCGGCCGCGCGTGCCACGACCCTGTATCGTCGCGGCGGGACCGGCTCGGCGGCCCCGCCTTCCAGATGGCCCTGCATCATCGCGACGGCCCCCGGTGAATCGGCGCACCGAACAGAGCGCCGATGACGGTCCAGGCCATCTTCAGTGTGGACGGTTTGTCGGCGGATCGTTTCAGCGACTCCACCAGTAGATGTGAACGGCTCATGGTCTCTCCTTCGCCGACCAGAAGACGCCCAAACCCCGTAAAGCCGCCATGTCGAAAGCGCGGGCCGGCGTAATGCGGACGTAAAGCGCTACATTCACCTCGCCGCCCTCCCTCTTTCGTCATTCCGGGCGAAGCGCAGCGGAGACCCGGAACCCAGCGGCGCCAAAGGCGAAATCCATCCGCCGCACAATGCCGGACGACCTAATCCGCGACAGGTTCGCGCTCTCGCGCGCCGCTGGGTTCCGGGTCTGCGGGCCAAGCGGCCCTCCGCCCGGAATGACGAAAGTGATGATCGACAACCTAGGCCAACTGTCACAATGACGCTGGTCTGAATCGAACGATTTCAACGCCCTAAAAGATTTTCACCCCAACTTCCCCGCCATACCCGCCGGCGCCCGTATCATCCTCTCATCCCCGCCGATGGGGAGGGCGTCGGATCCAGCGCCCTGACGGCGGCGGGGCTGTGGTCGAGCGATGAAGCCGGTGGGGAGGAGACCGCCGGGGTCCTTAGGGGCGGCGATGGATGCCGCCTCCTGCTCGCCGCACGCCTAGGAAAGCGGGCCGCTGTCGATCCTTGTCGGCATGTCCGCCCCGGCGAAGCCGTCGCAAGGCGGCCCGCCGATCCGGCAAGGCTCGAAGAATAGGGCCGCCAGCCGGAGCGCGTGTGGAAAACGACCGCGTGGGACGACGACTGCGCCGAAACGGTACTTAAAATCCAAAACACCGGGTGCAGACCCGGCGTCCCACGCCCTCCCCGAACTTCGCCGTGAGAACGGCGAGGACAAGGCCAATTCCGCATGTGCGTGCGGCGTCCAAACCACGCAGGTGTGGGCCGTTCGCCAGCCACGCTTGAACCACGGCTCTTTCAAACCACATACTCATCCGAACGCCGTCGGAATCGACGGGCTGTCATGCGCTGGTCGGACCTCTTGTCCGGGCGACCGTGGCGGCGGGCCGGAGATCATCAATGGCCCAGGAGTACGCATCATGACTGAAACAAAGATCCTGCCCGTCCTGCCGCTGAGAGACATCGTCGTCTTCCCGCATATGGTCGTGCCGCTCTTCGTCGGCCGCGAGAAATCGGTGAAGGCCCTCGACGAGATCATGAAGGGCGAAAAGCAGATCCTTCTGGCGACCCAGAAGAACAGCGTCGACGACGATCCGTCGCCCGACGCCATCTATCCGATCGGCGTGCTGGCCAGCGTGCTGCAGCTGCTGAAACTGCCCGACGGCACCGTCAAGGTTCTGGTCGAGGGCAAGGGCCGGGCGCGCCTGACCCGCTTCACCGACCGCGAGGACTATTTCGAGGCCGAGGCCGTCGAGATCGAGGACGAGCCGGGCGACGCCTCCCAGACCGAGGCCATGCTGCGCGCCGTGGTCGAGCAGTTCGAAAACTATGTGAAACTGAACAAGAAGGTCCCGCCCGAGGCCCTCAGCTCCATCCCCCAGATCACCGACGCCTCCAAGCTGGCGGACTCGGTGGCCGCCCACCTGTCGGTCAAGATCATCGACAAACAGGGCCTGCTGGAAACCTTCGACGTGCCCAAGCGGCTGGAGAAGGTCTATGGCCTGATGGAGGGCGAAATCTCGGTCCTGCAGGTCGAGAAGAAGATCCGCTCGCGCGTGAAGCGCCAGATGGAGAAGACCCAGCGCGAATATTATCTGAACGAGCAGATGAAGGCGATCCAGCGCGAGTTGGGCGAGACCGACGATGCGCGCGACGAGATCATGGACCTGGAGAAGCGCATCCGTAAGACGCGCCTGTCCAAGGAAGCTCGCACCAAGGCCGAGGCCGAGGTCAAGAAGCTGCGCAACATGTCGCCGATGTCCGCCGAGTCGACCGTGGTCCGGAACTATCTCGACTGGCTGCTGTCCGTGCCGTGGGGCAAGGCCAAGCAGAAGCCGATCGATCTGGTCAAGGCGGAGGAGATCCTTGAGGAGGACCACTTCGGCCTGGAGAAGGTCAAGGAACGGATCATCGAATATTTGGCGGTCCAGGCCCGCACCGGCAGCCTGAAGGGGCCGATCCTGTGCCTCGTCGGCCCTCCCGGCGTCGGCAAGACCTCGCTGGCCAAGTCCATCGCCAAGGCGACCGGGCGTGAATATGTCCGCATGTCGCTGGGCGGCGTGCGCGACGAGAGCGAGATCCGCGGCCACCGCCGGACCTATATCGGCTCCATGCCCGGCAAGATCATCCAGTCGATGAAGAAGGCCAAGACCACCAACGCCTTCGTCCTGCTGGACGAGATCGACAAGCTGGGGTCCGACTGGCGCGGCGACCCGTCGTCGGCCCTGCTCGAGGTGCTGGACCCGGCCCAGAACTCGACCTTCGGCGACCACTATCTGGAGGTGGACTACGACCTGTCCCAGGTCATGTTCGTGACGACCGCGAACAGCCTGAACATGCCGCAGCCGCTGATGGACCGGATGGAGATCATCCGGGTGTCGGGCTACACCGAGGACGAAAAGGTCGAGATCGCCAAGCGTCACGTCCTGCCCAAGCAGCTGACGGACCATGGGCTGAAGGCCGACGAACTGATCGTGCCGGAAGACACGATCCGCGACCTGATCCGTTACTACACCCGCGAGGCCGGGGTGCGGTCGCTGGAACGCGCCCTGGGCGGCCTGGCTCGCAAGGCCGTGCGCGAGATGGCCAAGACCAAGGTCACGTCGATCACGGTGGACGCCGAGAAGCTGGCCGAATACGCTGGCGTCCGGAAGTTCCGCTATGGTGAGACGGACGAGGAGGATCAGGTCGGCATCGTCACCGGTCTGGCCTGGACCGAGTTCGGCGGCGACATCCTGACCATCGAGGCCATCAAGATGCCGGGCCGCGGCCGCATGACCGTGACCGGCAACCTGAAGGACGTGATGAAGGAGTCGATTTCGGCGGCGGCCTCCTATGTGCGGTCGCGGGCCCTGGCCTTCGGCGTCAAGCCGCCGGTGTTCGAGAAGACCGACATCCACGTCCACGTGCCGGACGGCGCCACGCCCAAGGACGGCCCGTCCGCCGGCGCCGCCATGACCGTGGCCATGGTCTCGGTCCTGACCGGCATCCCGATCCGCAAGGACATCGCCATGACCGGCGAGATCACCCTGCGCGGCCGGGTCACCGCCATCGGCGGTCTGAAGGAGAAGCTGCTCGCGGCCCTGCGGTCCGGCGTCAAGACGGTGCTGATCCCGCAGGAGAACGAGAAGGACCTGGCGGACGTGCCGGACAACGTCAAATCGGCGCTCGAAATCGTGCCGATCTCCACGGCGGACGAGGCCCTGCACTGGGCCCTGACCGGTCCCCTGACGCCGGTCGAATGGGATGAGGCGACGGATCCTCTGCCCGCGCCCGTGCCTCCGCTTGACGGCGCTGCGGCGACCGTCAGCCACTGAGCCGCGACCTAGGTCGCAGACGAAACGCCGCCGACACCTCTGTCGGCGGCGTTTTCGCTTTTGACGCAACCGCCGATCCGCCCTTTACTGGTTCGCTTGGGAGGATGACATGACGAAAGCCGAACTTATCGGCCGTATGGCGACGGCCGCGAACATCAGCCGCGATCAGGCCAAGACGGCGCTCGAAGCCTTCACCGACGGCGTGGTGGAAGCCCTGACCCAGGGTCGGGACGTCAAGCTGATCGGCTTCGGCAGTTTCACCCCCGTCGATCGCAAGGCCGGCGTCGCCCGCAACCCTCAGACAGGTCAGGCCGTGGCCCGGCCCGCCTCCCGCACCGCGCGCTTTCGCCCCGGCGAAGGCTTGAAAAGCGCCTTGAACGGTTGAAGCCCAACGGGCATAAGCCCGGCTCCGGTTTCCACTTCGGTTTCTTGGGCGGCTAGCTCAGCTGGTCAGAGCATCTCGTTTACACCGAGAGGGTCGGCGGTTCGAACCCGTCGCCGCCTACCAACCTTTCAGGGGTTTCTGGGGAATGCCGCAGGGCATTTTCCCAGAAATGTTCCCAGAAACCGTTACCCGAACTTGTCGGCGACGTCGTTCTGATAGTCCGGCCGATGGTGGCCGTAGTGCTTCAGCAGGGTCGTGGGCGACATGCCGAGGAAGCCGGCGGCATCCCAAGTATCGACGTTGCGCTCCATCAACCAGGTCGCGCAGGTGTGGCGCAGATAGTGCGGTGACACGCCCTTATCGAGCCCGGCGTCGCTGACGCAGCTGGCGAAGCTCTTTTTGACCCGCAACACCGGCTCGCCGCCGAAGTGGATCACGGCCGTGACTCCGGCCTTCTCATCGAGGCGACGCCACCTCTCCATATGGGCCTGCAGGCGCTTCGGAAACTTCACGACCGGGCGGCGCTTGGTTCGCTTATCGCGCTGCCCTCGAGCGCGACGGTACATGACGCCGGCGTCGACGTTCGCCCAGGGATGCGCCGGGCTCTCTTCCCAGAGCGCCGCCGCCGTCACGCCTGAGCGCGAGCCGGTGTAGAGAGAGATCAGGATGAACCGGCGCAGGTGCATCCGATTGGTCCGCGCATTGGTCGACGGCCGCACCCAGCGGCCAGGCGCACCGGTCCTGGGGTTTGTCGCCGTTTCGTCCCAGCGCCAGCCCATCGAAGCCCAGAGCAGCCGGGCGGCCTCGCGTCGGCTCAAGGCGTCGCGGGGCGATTCGGATTTCGAAGGCAAGACGACCTTGGGGACGACGCGGAGGTGATGCTCCTCGTGCCACTTCCCGATCGCCGTCGATAGGCATTCCAGCTCGCGCCTGGCGGTCTGGTCGCTGACGCGAGGGGCGTTGGCGGGATCCTTGGTGTAGGATTTGATCGGGTCCAGGATCCGCGTCGCAACATACGCCTCGGTGCTCGAGCGCCGAACATCGGACAACACCTTGCCCTCCCACCTGGGGAGCAGGGTGGCGATGAAGCTCGCCTCCTTGGCCGGATTGGATAGGCGTGTGGCGGGACCGGCCGCGTATTCGGCCAGGACCTCCGCTACGTAGACCTGATCTGGATCACTCTTGCGGCGTCGTTCGACCTCCCGATCTGTGGGTTGCTCGACGGCGCTGGCGTTCTTTTGGAGGATGTAGAGGGCGAGCTGCTCGTCCGCCCCGCCAGGGCCCTCACGGCGATCAGGGCCGCAGCCTGTGCCGATTTCGACCGTTCCGTCTCGGATGCAGTAGACATCGGGGATGGTGACGCCGTCGGGCCGCCGCCTACCTTTTCGAAGATAGAGGCGCGGGCCTTTCGAGGGACGGGGCATGCAAAAAGAGCCTTGAGATTCGCTGGGGTGACGTAATAGGCGCCGCCGACATAGGAGGCCGTCAAGCGCTCACGTCCGATCTCGAGGCGCAGGGTGGACACCGTGCAGGGATAGAGGCTGGAAAACACCGCCACGATTTCGGGGAGGGTCATGGGATCATCATCCGCCCAATCCGAGGGGAGCGGTCGATCAATAGAGCGGTCGCGGCGACGCGCAGTCATCCGTTTCCCCCGATCTTCTCCGTCGTGAAAATGGTTCCTCGCGCGCGCATGGTCCGCAGTCGGCCGAGCGGCGTGAGGCGCCAGCTCACCGCGCGCACCGTCTCGATCGCGTCGGCCCCGAGACGTTCGCGGATCTCGATCATGCAAATCTCGGGCGGCCTCGGTCGCATGTCGATGACCTGACCGCGACGGCCGATAGTTCGGGCGGCGTCTTGGAGATGGACCAGCCTACCGTTCGCCTGTGCTAATTGGTCCAGCAGACAGGCGGCGTCGGCACGGAGGCCGAAGGCATTGTGGTAGAGCGCTCGACGGCGGTCAGCCGCGCGCCGGTCTCGCAGAGACTTGCCGCCGACGACGACGTGCACCAGGCGCTGTGAAAGCTGGGCGAGATCTAGGCGCATGGTGCGGCCTCTTCGAACAGATCGGGGTGGCTGGTCGTCTCGAGACCGTATCGGATGCTCAGGTTCTGATCGGCCCAGGTCTGGTGGCCGGTGGCGTCGTGGTGGCGTGCAGCGACGGCCATGGCGTTCTTGCCGGTCCAGATGGCGTCGGAGCCTTTGCAGACGAAGCATCCGGCCATGACGGTGCTCGATGTCGAGGTCGAGCGGCTCATGAGTCGAGCCGTTTCACGCGCTCACCTGTCGCGATCTCCAGCTTCTGGCCGATCTCCGCCAGGCGGATCAGCTCGCTGACGAAAGCGGCAGGGTCATCATCGATGGTGAGTTGGCCGGCCGGCGTCTCATTGGTCACAACGCGAAGCCCTTTGACCAGGTGCTGCGTCTTCAGCCACACAAAGTCGATGCGGGGGCGCGACATCAGGGTTCAATCCCCGCTTCGATCAGCGTGCCCAGGTCGGTGTTGAACAGGACGGCGATGTCGCGCGGCCGATAGCCGGCGCGGCGGAACCAGGTCGCCCAGATGATCAGGCGTGGATGGTGGCCAGGAATCGGGTCGAACATCAGGCGGCCAGCCTCCGTTCGTTCAGCAGCTCGGCCGCCTGGGCATAGGCGAAGCCGGTCAGCATCTCTTCATCGCCGACGAACAGACGCGGCCCGACATAGCGCCCGTCCTTGTCGTGCCGTGTGACCAGGACGACGGAAGGGAACTCGACGGCGACGTGCAGCCGGTCCTCCCCGTTGTCGTCGGTGATGACGGAGCGCAGCTCCATCGTGGCGCATTCCAGATGCGCCGCGCGGATGGGAAGCCTGAGCGCCGCATCGGGGCAGGCGCTGCAGCGGTCGGCCGACAACCAGGCGCAACCGCTTTCGCAGGCATGGAGCTCCCAGCACCCGCAGGCGCGGCAGATCCGGACGTCGGCCGGCGCGCGCATCAGGCGGCCGCCATCCGGGCCAGGTCGCCGGCCGACGGGCCGGCCATGGCGCGAACGATATTGATCAGCGACCGGCGGTGATCCTCGGACATCCTGACGAAGCTGTCGGCCAGCTCCAGGCCGTCATGGGTGCGGCGGAGCTGGTTCAGCGGGTCGCCGGCGTCCGCCGCCTGGTCGGCCTGGCCGTAGAAGTCGGCCGGGTGCGCTTGCAGGAAGGCTGCGATCTGCGCGAGCCGTGCTGCGCTGACGCGGTTCACGCCGCGCTCGTACTTCTGAATCTGCTGGAACGTCACCTGGGCGGCGGTCGCCAGCTGGGCCTGGGTGATCCTCATCGCCTCGCGGCGCTTGCGGATCCGCGCACCGAGCGCGACGTCGAAGGGGTCGTGTGAGTCGGACATGGTCTACCTCTGGAGTTGAAGGATGAGCGCCACGACGATCGCGGCGCAGTAGGCGAGAACGAAGGTCAGCAGGACAGGACGGCGGCGCATCAGCGGCTCGGCCAGAAGCACCAGACCAGGAAAGCGGCCCCGACCAGGACGAGGCACAGCGGCTGTCCGAGGGCGATGTCGGCCAGGCCGGCCACGACGCCGACGCCGGCGACAGCCATGTGCGCCTTGATGACCAAGCTGATGGGAGCGCGGCGCCGGCGACCGCTGCCCGTGCGGATCTCTACGTGCGCGAGCGGCCGGCCGGCCTCGCTGCGAACGATGTTGTGGTGGGTCACTGCGCGTCTAGCTCCGCAAAGGCCGCATCCTTGGCGGCGTTGAGTTCGGCGGCGGCGGCGTCCGACCCGCCCTTGTCGGGATGGGCCGCCTGCAGGCGGGTCTTGTGGCGGACGGTGATCGTCGCCTTGGCCTCGGCCGCCGAAAGTTCGCCAGGGAACAGCGGGTCGAAGCCCAGCACGTCTCGCCAGCTCCGGACGCCGCTCGATGGCGGGGGCAGGGCGCTGAAGGCCTGAAGCGTCTCGGCCGCGCTGGCGACGCCGTAGCGAGTGATCGCCGGCGTGGACTCCAGGTGCGCCGCCAGGGCGCCGATGTTCTGCGCGGCCTCTGTGTAGGTGTCGCAGGCTAGGGCGAACGGCTGGTTCTTCAGCGTGAAATAGAGGCAGACGCCCGGGTCGGCCGGAGCGGCCCGATCGGCACGCGGACGTCCGTCCAGTCGCAGCTCGAGGTTTGAGGACAGCACAGGCTGCCAGCCGCCTATGCGCTCGAGCTCGTTCTCGACGCGCACCATGGCCTCGGCCGGTGACAGAAGCTTGCCGGATTTCTTGAACTGTCCCTGCCGGCGCTGGGTTGCCGGCGTCCTGGGGCGGTGCGCTGGCCAAGCCAGCGGGAAGCGATCAGGCGTTCTCATTTGCCACCCCGCGTTAAGTCCGTCTCGCGGCCTCGCAGCACGGCGCGTTCGATAGCGGTGCGCTTCACGGAGGGAAGCGCCACAGCCAGAGTTGTGAGACATGCGAGGGTCGGAAGACTTCCGATCGACATGCCGAGGCCATCTGACATCCCTTTGATGCGCAGCACGGCCTCTTCACTGTCGATGTTGGCTTTGCGGTCTTCTCCACCGTTCCAATGGTCGGACATCAACAGCGACTGCACGGCGATGCTGACGACGTCGTCGATGTTGTTCTTGCTGGGCTTGTAAGCAGGCGACTTCTTCGCGGCCTCGCGGCAGGCGTCCAGCAAAAGCAGGGCCGCGTCCTGGACACGACGGCTGGTATCGAGATCGACGAAGTGCATCAGACCTCTCCCAGGGCGGAGAGGTAGAGATCGAGGATCGCGTCCTCTTCCTGTCGCTTGGCCTTGTCCTGCTTCCGGATCCGGATGACCTTGCGCAGGATCTTGACGTCGTAGCCCTCGCCCTTGGCCTCGGCGAAGACCTCCTTCATGTCGGCCATGACGGCCTGCTTGTCCTCTTCGAGGCGCTCAAGGCGCTCGATGATGGTGCGCAGGCGGCCCTGGGCGGTGGCTGTCAGGACGTCGGCCGAGGCGTCAAACGCGGCGTCGGTGGACTGATCAAAGGCCATCAAAAGCCACCGTCTGCAGCGAGGGTCTTGCCCGATAGCAAGACACCTTCCCGCCCGGTGTGGTCTTCCACATCGAGGAGGCCGCCGTTGACTTGGAACACTTCAGAGTCGCCCAGGACGAAATAGACCTCCGCCTCCGGCGCACACAGCGCTTCCAGCCCCGAAATCAGGTCTCTAGCTTTCATGAGCGAATGGTCCTCAGAGCAAGGTGGGAGGGCAGGGACCGCCAGTAGACGTAACCCTGCGGGTTGAACTCAGCCGAGCAGCTGCAAACGAGCGTGATTGGGTTCAGCGACTTGGATCCGCAGCGCGGGCAGTCGATAGGCGCCGGGCCACTCACGGCCACACCGCCGGCAGCGCACCTACCGCCTGTGCGATAGCGCGTTCTTCTTCGACCGGGACGCCGAAGCCCTGGCCGCCCCATCCTGACAGGATGAATTCGCGATGCTCGGGCGTCAGAAGCGTGTTGAAGGTTGTGGGCGGGGTGTAGGCACCGCGACCGCAGCGCTCCATATCCTCGGCGCTCGGCAGCGGGAATCTGCCCTTGCTGATGCTGGCGCTCACGACGGCATCGCCTGAGCCGCTTCCTCGGCTCGGCCGAGGACGAAAGCCAGCGCCAAGCCCGCTTCGCGATAGGGCGTCGCGCCTTCCACATTGAGCCTGCCGACGCGGGTCCAGCCGTCCAGGATCGATTCGACGTTCGAGCGGATGGTGGTCAGATCGTCACCGAACCCGAGATCAGGGAATGGCGGATTATCGGGATAGGCAAGGTTCAGCAGGTCAGCGAGCGCGTCGCCGGTCTTCGTCTCTCGCATCAGGCGCACATGGGATGTCAGCGTCGCCAGCACCTGGGCGCGGGTCAGGCTGAATGCCGTGTTGGTCGAGCGCCTCACGAGGCCGCCCTCAACAACTTCACCGCGTCCAGCACTGCCGGAGACGACAGCGCCCGCACCGTGGCCTCCTGTTCTGCCTGGTACTTCTCGCGGGACGCCTTGGCTTCAAGGGCGGCCAGCGCCTGGGTGGGCGTCTTGCCCAGCATGGTGTCCAGGGCGACGTTGGCGCGGTGAAGCGTTTCGCCCACTTCGGCCGCCGCGGTGGACAAGGATCCATGTTCCCGCATGGCCAGCTTCAACTGGCTTAGTTTGCCGACGGTCCAGCCGCTCAGCGTGCGGGGCAGACTGCAGCGGCAGATCCGCTCCAGGTCACAGCTGCAGTAACGGCGGATCAGGAAGGGCGTCGCGGTCATCACTGATCGCCCTGGGCGATTGTGTCGATGCTGCGCTCGAGGGCGTCCAGGTCGCTCAGGAGTGCGTAGGTCTGCCCGTCCAGGGTCTGGCTAAGCGACATCCACTCGTGGCGGAGCCGGAGCAGGGCCTGTCGTGCCTGTTCGACGTCGTCCCTCGCCGCGCGTTTGGCGATGGCGACGAACTTCATGCTTGTGGTTGCGGCCAACGGCTCTCTCCCTCAATCGTGAGGGGAGTTTGGCAAATCCAAACATTATGAGTCAACTACAAAGTTTGGAAAAACCAACCCAGATAGTCAGGTCGCGTATCCAGCATCAATTCGAGGCAACTGACGCGCTGCCACGGAGCGCTGAGTCACGGCTCTGCGGATGCGCTCATTCAGTGTGAGGTTGCTGCGCTACGGTAGCACTGGCGAAAGGTTAGGCGGCTTTGACCGATGGCTTCGCGCGGCGGGCGTTAGGCGTGCGTCCAGACTTGGGCGCGGGATCCGTGGAGGCGGGAAGGGGCGACCCTTCCGAGATGGATCGCGCTGCGGCACGCAGGTATCTAATGGCGATGGCCTCTTGGGGGTCCATGAGGAGTTCGTAAGGCTCGATCTGAAGCCAAGCGGCGATCTCATTGACCAGGTCGCGTCGGTAGGGCTGCTTCCCGTGATAGACGAAGTTGGCTCGAGATTTGTCCCAGCCGAGCTCATTTACCAGCGACGCCTGCCGCTTGTCGAAGTGGTCGAGCCACTGCTGAAGGAACCAGTTCTTCTCCACCAAACGAGTCTGGCCTGTTCGGTGACGGCGGTCGTTTGTGATCATCTCAACAATTCCGCTTGACTCGCAGTTGAGAAAAACCAAACTTCCGCCCTTATGGACTTACCATCGTGGCGAAAATCAAAGGGTTGGACGCAAAGCGTCCTCGCTGACCGACTCGGTTTGAGGTCGAAGGCGCATGTCTCACGTCTCGAGACTAAGCGTGAACGGGTCTCGGCAGAGCTGGCGATCGCCATTGATCGGCTGACCACTGGCGCGGTGCGCGTCGCGGACCTTCGCCCAGATCTGCATGATGTCCGTGTGGTCCGGCCCGCTCCTGCCGATGGCGGAATCTCCGCATGACGCCGCTGGAGCCCGCCTTCGCCGCCATCGCGCTGTTCGCCGCATTCGGCCTGGGCGCCCTGGTCGGCCCGTCCCTCACGCGCTGGATCACCGAGGTTGATCGCCGGCAGGCGATTCGCCTCCACGCCCAGGGCTGGACCCACGGTCAGATCGCAGAACAGCAGGACCGCGACCCTAGGCAGATCGCCGAATGGCTCGCCGAAGGCGACAGGTCTCGGACGTCCTAGGATGGAGATCAGGGGAGGGGATTTTTGCGACGACTGCGCCTGGCCCGAATGCGCGGGCGCCGGCCTATGCATCAAGCCGTTCGTGTCGCCCGTCGCCCTCTTGGGCCTTGCGCTCACGCCGCTCGAGACCATCCAGATCCTGGATGAGATCGCTGCGGCCCCGCCCAAGTTCGTCTTCCTCGGCGTGGATCTCGGCTCGACCGATTTCTGCATCGAGCACCCCCTCGCCACCGTCAGCCTGACCGGCGCTGGCGAGAGCCCCGTCATCGCAACCGCCATGCCAGCGGCCCCCCTCCGGAGCGATGACGGGGACCTCCTTTCCAAGATCTCGACGCGTGAGCCGCCTCTCTCCGTGATCGAGCGTCCCGTCGCTGAAGTCGGAACAGCCATTGCGCCTTTCGGCGACGGGACACCCTCGTCCAGTACCGCGTCCCCCGCCAACGCAGGGACACAGTGCTGAGCCGCCGCGAGATCTTTTCGCACCACGGCGCCGGTCTGATTCACGACAGTTCCCGATTCGTCCCGAAGGTTAACGAGACGTGCCTGCGCGGCCGTTCGCGGCTGCTCGGCCGCCGCCGCTGCGCGCGTCTCACCGCCCTCCGTCACCAGCTCCTGGCGAGGCTGTGCCTGGACCGAGAACGACGCCCGGCCCCCCAGCGTGATCAGCGCCAGACCCACATCGGCAAAGCACCCGCTTCGCCCGCCTGACGGCCATGCCGGACAGCCCTGTGAACCCGCCGGGGGCGGATTTCTGCAGCGCTGATCGTGATCGCCAGAGGCGGCGCGTGCGGACGGCTTGCCCCCATCACAGCCAACCATGGCCGCCATACGGACGGTCATCGGGATTGCTCATGTCTAACGCCGGGCGGGAAGCGCTTCGGCGAACGCATGTCTGCGCCCCGAAAGGACCGGCCGTCAGGCGGATTCGCAAGGACCGAATCCACCATGAACGCACGACAGCACACCCTGCTGGCGCGCCTGCTTATCGACGCCTGTGGCGGCGTTGATGCATGCTGCAAGCCGATAACGCGGGTCGAACGATCCGCCCTCTATGCGTACCGCGACTATGAGAAGCCGGCCTTCATGCCGGCCGACGTGATCGAGGCGCTGGAAAAGAAGTGCGGGAATCCGGTCTACTCCGGCTTCCTTTTCGAGATGGCGAAGGAGTCAAGCCGGGCCGACGCACTCGCCTGCGTGGGCGCCTCGGCCGACCGAGTTCATATCTCGGCCTTCCGCCTGTGGGAGGCGGCCAAGGACGCCCTTGCGGACGGCGATCTCAGCGAGATCGAGAAGCGCGAACTGGCCGCCGGCCTTCAGAAGCTCGAGGACGCGGCGCGTTCCATGCGGTCGTCCCTGGACGCCGAGCCCCTGGTCGAAGGCGAGCCGACATGACGGCCGTCCCGATCGACCACAGCCACCGGCGTCGACGGCCTGAGCCGGAAGGCCGCCGCACCTTTAACCCCACGCGGCGCAACAGCCGCACGGTCGAACACGGCCGCAAGGAGAAATACAGCAAGCTCTCGAAGAAGGAGCAGTGGCTGCGCTTGTTCGCCCTGAAGGCCTACCGCAAGAAACTCCGGAAACCTGGCCAGCGTTTCGGCGCGGCCGGAACGATCAGCGCCGGCGCCGTCGAGTTCTATGAGCGCCTTCTCCGCCTCGAGAGCCGGTTCGGCCTGGTCGATCCATCGGTCGCCTGGCTGGCCGAACAGGAGAACGTCCCCGAGAAAGTCGTCCATGCCTGGAAGGACCAGCTGAACGAGCACGGCTTCCTGTTCTGGGAACGGCGCTGCGTCGAAACCGGCAACGATGGCCAGCGCGGACCCCAGCTGCACCAAACGTCGAACCGCTATTGGTCGGCGCTGCCGGCGAAGGCGGCCGAGCTGGTCAAAGCGGTCCGGAAGAAACTCGGTCTCGAACCGAACCCCCGCCACGTCACCGAGGCCGAGAAGGGCCAAATGCTGCCCGCTGCGCGGCGTCGGAGCGATCTGGTGGAGAAGCGACAGCGAGACGACCGAAGGGCCCTGGAGCGCGCTCTGAGCGGTCTTTCAGACGTTGTCGATCAGGAGGTCGCCGGAAACGGAGGAGTTAGCGGGGAAAGAACGCGAATCCCACCAGACCCGACCATCCGGACGATTCAAGAATAAGAAGGCGTCGAGCTAGTCGCTCGACCACATGATCTAGGGATGAAAGGCGTCGCGCTAGGACGCGCGACAACATTTCCCAGGACCACAACGACCGCCAACGGCGGATTTTCTCCCCCTCACAACAGGGGGCCGAGCAGTGCTCGGCCTCATTGACCCACGCTGTCGCGTGCCAACCGGCCGCCGACAGCGTCTGCTCGCTCGTATGTGGGCTAGGCGAGGACGGAGGGGTTTCGAATTTCGGGGCACGCGGCAGGCGCCGGATTGCCCGAACGCTGAGAGTTGTGCGAAGAGGGCGCAACCTGTGGGGGATGGAATGGAAGCTGTCGCGATTATCATCATTTTGGCGTCGATCGGCGCTGGACTGTTCGGCTTGATCAACCTGGTGAAGCCGTTGGGTCTGCTGCGGATCCGCCGCCGGCGTTACGCGGCGGCTGTCGTCGGTGGATCCGTCTTCGCCTTCTTCTGCGGCGCTTTGCTTGGCGCCGCGAGCCAACCAGGCGGGCTCAACACCGGCATCGAGCGAGCGGAGAAGGAGAACGGCGCGCGCGGGGGGGCGGCCGCCGCGCTGGCCGAAAAGACAGCGCCGAAGGAGGCTCCGCCGCAGGGCGTGACCCAGGTCGAATTCAACGCCGTATGGGGCGCGGCCAAGGTCGTGATGTCCAGGTGCGACACGCCCCTGCGCCGCGCTGGTGAGATCGTCGGCACCGGCGACGTCTATGCGGCCTACCCGGCGGTCCAACGGGCCGAGGAGGACTGCAACCAGGCGATGATGCTGATGAGCGACATTGAGCCGCCGAAGTCCGCGAAGGGTGATGTCAGGCGGGCGATCATTGAAGCGCGCGATGCCTGTGCGACGACCGCTTTCATCAAGGCTGACGCTATGAAGAAGCTCGGCCTGGTCGTGAATGGCGATACACGGCCTTCTGCCTTCGCCGATGCAAAGGCCGAACTTGAGCGCGGCCAGCTGTCCAACCTGCACTGCCTGGCCAAATTCGCCGCCGCCGCCGAGGCCGCCGGCGTCTCCCTGCCGGAGTTTGACCAGAAGGAATCTGAGCCGGCCGCCTGATCTGATCAGGCGGCTGCGCGGTCGCCATCAATCGAAAGGGCGGGCCTGATCCCCAGCGCGCGCAGAGCCTCGAGCGCCGCGTCGATCGTGGCCTTGCCCTGCAGGATCCGGCGGACGTTCTTCTCATCCTTGCCCAGGCGTTCCGCCAAGGCGCGGCCGGACACATGCTGGCGGTCCATTGCCATGACCAGCAACAGTCGCGCGGCGACGGCAGGTGAAAGCGGGACCAGGACTTCGCCATCCTCGGCCGGGCTGGGCGAGGGCACGTCACGGGTGTCGAGCAGCAAGCCCTCGACGGCGACGTCCAGGGCGTCGGCCGCCAGCTGATACGATTCCTCGAACGTCGCGCCGCCGGTGATGGCCTCGGGGATATCGCGGAAGGTGACGAGGAACTCGCCGGGTGCTTCCTCTACGATCCGGGCGGGATAGGTGAAAGCGGTCATGGTCTCGATCTCTCTTGAGGATGGGGCCGTTGGCGCGGCCGCTGCGTTGGGTGTGGACGCCTTCAGAAGGCGTCCTTTGGAAGTCCGAGCTGTTTGAGCAGCCCCTGTTTGACGACGTTGCTGATCTCGCCGTGCTTGACCGTGGTGAAGGCGTCTCCGACGTAGACCCGGCCGTGGCCGCCTTTGCCGTGCGCCGCGTCGAAACGGTAAGGAAGCCCTGCTTTCTTGCAGTAGGCTCGGAGGTCACGAAGGAAGGTGTCGCGGTTCATGGGTGTCTTTATGCGGACTTTTTTGTCCGCAGTCAAGGCGCGCGGACAAAAATGTCCGCGAAAAACTACCAATCAGCTATCGACTAGCGATCAGCTATCCAGTAGCTAGTGGCTATCCGATAGCCGCCAGCTATCTACTAGCTAGGAGTAAGCCCCTTGCCCGTTATCACTATGTCGTCGCCGAAGGGCGGCGCCGGAAAGACGACCTCGCTCGCGGTGCTGGCGACGCAGTTGGCCAAGACGGCCCGCGTCGCCATCATCGATGCCGACAAGAACCACCCGATCGTGACCTGGTCGGAGCAGCCCGGCTTCCCCGAAAATATCGAGGTCATCAGCGACATTACCGAGGAGAACTTCTGGGACCGCCTGGACGACGCCGCGCGCCGGGTGCCGTTCGTCCTGATCGATCCCGAGGGTACGGCGAACGTGATCTCGTCTCATGCGATCAGCGCCGCCGACCTGGTCGTTATCCCGCTGCAGGCGTCACAGCTCGACGCCGACCAGGCGCAACGCGCTATCCGCCAGGTCGCCAACCAGGAGCGATCTTCGCGCCGCAAGATCGCGACGCGGATCCTTTTCACCAAGACCAGCACCGCGATACAGACCCGGACGCTGAAGCACCTGAAGGCGGAGTTGGCCGAAGCTGGGGTGGCCTGTTTCGAAACCCAGCTGGTTGACCGCGAGGCCTTCCGCGCGATGTTCTCTTTCGGCGGGACACTTGAGCTTCTGGATAGCCGTCAGGTATCCAGTCCAGAGAAGGCCGTCGCAAACGCTCGCGCGTTCGCGGCCGAGGTCCTCCAGGTGCTGAAGGGACAAGAGCGTGAACGAACGACGTAAGACATTCGGTGCGGATCCCGGCCCGGCCGACGACGTCGACGCCGGCGACTTCCAGCCCGCGCCCATCCGGCGACCGGATCCGGTCGTCGCTCGCCGCGTCGCGGTGGAGGGCGGTTACGCTGACCCCGCGCCGACGCTCGCCCCCGGCGACACCCAGCGCCGCCACCGCACCGGCCGCACCGCCCAGCTGAACCTAAAGGTTACGCCGGAGAACAGGGCCCGCTTCGCCGATATGGCGGACGCCGCCGGCGTCAGCATGAACGTGCTGTTCGAACAGGCCCTGCAGGCGCTGGAGGACCGCGAATGAGTGAGCCGCCGAAGATCTGGTTCGACGAGTATGACGAGATCACGAGGATCGCGCGGGACTTGCCGATGACGCTGGCAGGGTATCAGCGGCTGTTCATCGGCAGTTGGACGTGTGCGCCCGAAAACACGGCGAGGCCGCAAGAAACTGCAAGACCGGAGCCCCCCAGCGAGCGCCTAATCCAGCCCAGGCGGACAAGGATCCGGCGGGACTGGTGAAGTGCAATAATTGCGACCCATAAAGCGGCCAGGCGAGGCGGGGGGAAAAGCGCGGGCCTGGGGGGATCGGCGGGCGTCGGCGGCCCTTGGGGCCTCGCGGGCGCGCGAGGGCCTTCAGGCCCGCGCGATCGGGGTCTCCGAAAGCCTGGTCGTGTAGGCCGGGCTTCGCATGTCGGCCTTGGTCGCCCAGCGCTTGGCCAGCCCGGCCCGCGCCGGCACTAGGGCGCCGCGCCCATGCCGGCGGTTGACCTGGTCAAGTGCGGCCATCAGCTGGTCACGGCGCGGATCCGCCGCGGCGAGCAGATCACCCGTCGTCGCGCCCGGCCGCACCAAGTCATCGAGCATGACGCCAGCCTTGGCGTATCTGAAGCCCGGCGCCCACAGCCGACGCACGACGGCCGTCCCCGCCGCAATCATCGTGGTGGTGTCGCAGCTAGGCGACCACAGCGCGGCGCGCCCGCTGACAGATCGAGGCGGGCCGGCCGCGTGAGCGGCGGTGTGGAAGAAGATCGTCATGTCGGCCGAGGCGAGCCCATGCTGGCGCAGCTTCTCGCCGGCGCGGGCGACATAGCTGGCCACGGCCTCCAGCATCTCGTCCAGGTCGGTGATCGGCCGCCCGAACATGCGTGTCACCGCGATGCCCTTCCGCACCGGCGGCGTCAGCTCCAGATCCGCGCAAAGGACGCCGGCGAGCTCGAGCACCAACCGCTCGCCCGTCACGGTCAGCAGGGCGCGGGCCGCGCGCGGATCCATGGCCCGCAGATCCGCCGCCGTCGTCACGCCGACGGCCCTCAGCTTGGCGGCCGACGCCCGGCCCACGCCCCACACGTCCGCCACCTCAACGCTCGGCAGCAGGGTGTCCCGCCGCGCCGGGTCGGTCAGGTCGCAGACGCCGTCGAGTTCGGGCCGCTTCTTGGCCAGGTGGTTCGCCACCTTGGCCAGCGTTCGCGTAGGGCCCAACCCCACACAGGTCGGAATTCCGGTCCAGCGCCGGACCGTCGCCCGCATCTCCCGCGCCCGATCGGCCGCGTCCGCGTCGCTGGTGAAGTCCAGGAAGCTCTCGTCGATCGAGTAAATCTCGACGTCCCGCGCATAGCGCCGATAGACGTCGTTCACCCGCCGGCTCATGTCGCCATACAGGACGTAGTTGGATGACCGCGCCACGACGCCGGCGGCCGTCGCCTGGTCGCGGATCTTGAACCACGGGTCGCCCATCTGGATCCCCAGGGCCTTGGCCTCTGGCGTCCGGGCGATGGCGCACCCGTCGTTATTCGACAACACGATGACCGGCCGCCCCTCGAGCGCGGGATCGAACACCCGCTCGCAGGAGCAATAGAAGCTGTTCCCGTCCGACAGGGCGAAGATCCGTGCCGTCATCGCGGCGCCGGCCGGTGCGGCGTCAGCGACCAGGTGATGACGCCCCAGATCATCGCCTCCGACGCCTCGTCCAGGACAAGCGGCGACATGGCCGGGTTGTCGAAGTCCAGCGCCAGCCGGCCGCCTCTCAGTCGGATGACGCGCTTCGCGCTGGGCTGGCCATCGATGACGGCGACCACGGCGTCGTCCGCGCGCGGCGCCAGGGATCGATCCACCACGACATAGTCGCCGTCGTTGATGCCCCGGCCGATCATGCTGCGGCCGGTAATGCGCCAGACGAAGGTGGCGGTCGGGTTGGTCACGATCAGCTGGGCCGGATCCAGCGCCTCCTCCAGATAGTCGTCAGCCGGCGACGGGAAGCCGGCGCATAGGCTGGCCCCCATGAAGGGCAGGGGCTGCCCTTCGCCCAGCCTGACTGAAACCCCGATCCTCGTCGCCATGCCTACGGTTCGCTCTCGATCGCCAACCGACCCTGGGGGCGCCTTACGCGGCCGGTGATGCGAGGAAAAGGAAAAATGTTCGCGGAATGTTCCCTTTTTGTGGATCGGCTCGGTTTACAAACGGCGGGGCGGTTTACAAATCGGCGGCCGGTTGACAGCCGGCCGCCGTTGCCCAGACACCTTATCAGGTGTCCTGTTCAGCCAGCGCCTCGGAGAGTGCGCCACGCGATCGCTGCAGCCAGGCTGCAAACCCCGTTACCCGCTCCTCGGGCGCGGTCCAGCCGATCGGCCATCCCATCACCATCTCGTAGAAGGGCGGGTTCGAGATCAGGCCGGTCACGTAGGAGCCGGTCCCATGTTTGAAACTCACCCGGACGTGGCGCGAAGAGCGGCGGCAGGGCTTCGCCGGAACGGCATCCAGCCCCCGCAACAGATTGAAGATCGTCGTCCAGATCCGCGCGGCGTTCGCCAGGCTGAACTGCCCCGCGCTGCCCGCCTTCGCATCGAATGGCCCCGTGAACGCCGCCTTGGTCTCGTCCAGGACGAAGTCCGGGAAGTAGCCCGCATCCTGCGCCGTGGGCGTCGGCCAGAATGAACAGCCGCTTCCGTATGTGAGGCGCGCCCGCTTCAGCCGCCGTGAACAGGCCCGCCTTGACGCCGTAACCCAGGCGCTGAAGGTCTCCGATGACCTCCCGACATCCCAGGGACAGATGGCCTTCGACGTTTTCGAGGAAGACCCAGCGGGGGCCGACCTCGCGCACGATCCGCTCGACCTCGGGCCACAGGTGGCGCGGATCGTGTTCACCGCGGCGTCGGCCGGCCTGGCTGAAGGGCTGGCAGGGATAACCGGCAGAGACGAGATGAACGCGGCCGCGCCACGGTCGGCCGTCGAAGGATCGCAGATCGTCCCAGATAGGCGCCGGAGCCAGGGCCTGGTCTTCCATCCGGGCCACGAGAGAGGCCGCAGCGTGGGCTTCCCGCTCGACGTAACCCACAGTGCGATAGCCGGGCTCGGCGATATGGAGCCCGAGGTCGAGACCGCCGTAGCCGGCGCAGAGAGAAAGTCCCCGCAGATCTGCGAGGGGTTGTTGTTTGGTGTGAAGAGCCACAAAGCCCGTTCCCTTGTTCGGCCGCTCCTTGGCGATCGGGTGGGGGCTCGGGGCCTCGAAAGGTGAAAGCGCGCCTCCCCGACCAGGTCTGCCGGGGAGGGCGTCGCCGGCGACGTCAGCCGCCGCCGGTGATGATGACCTCGCGCGCGGGGCGGGCGCCGCCGCCGGCGAGGCCGTAGTGGGTGTCGACCGCCTCGATGTCGAAGGCGGCGAAGATCTCGCGCACTTCCGGCCGGTCGTTCAGCGACAGGATGAACCGGCCCTTCAGACGGCCCAGCTGCTCGGCCATGGCGGCGAACTCACCCCGGCCGAACAGGTCGGCGCCGTAGTCGGTCTCGCAGCCGAAATAGGGCGGATCGATGTAGAACAGCGCGCCGGCGCGGTCGTATCGCGCGATGCAGTCGGCCCAGGGCAGCTGCTCGATGGTGACGCCTTCGAGGCGCCGGGCCGCGGCGATCAGATCCGCGCCGACCTCGCTGGCTCGGAATCGGCTCGGCCCGTCGGTCCGGACGCCGAAGCTTCGGCCGCTGACCTTGCCGCCGAAGGCCGTGCGCTGAAGATAGACGAACCGCGCGGCGCGCTGAAGGTCCGTCAAGGTCGTTGAATCCTCGCGCATATGCCGGTCGAAGTCGGCGCGGGCCTGCAGCTGCAGGCTGACCAGCTCGACCAGGGCGCCCGGATGCGAGCGCATGCACCGAAACAGGTTGGCGACGTCGCCAGACAGGTCGTTGATGATCTCGCATCGCGGGCGAAGGCGCCGGCGGAAGAAGACGCCGCCCATGCCCACGAAGGGCTCGATGTAGAGGGTGTGCGGCGTCGCCTCGATCTGGGCGGTGAGGCGACGCGCCAGGTTGCGCTTGCCGCCGATGTAGGGGGCGACAGGCTTTGCGGGATCGACGGGCGTCAGCCCTGTCCCATGGGGGTCATGCAGACCCCCGGAATCTCGAGCCATGGTGCTCGTTCCGTTCTTCGGCCGCTCTGGTGGCGATCGGGTTAGGGCTCGAGGGCCTCAAGACGTTCAAGGCCGAGCAGCGCCGGCACTTGATTTCGACGACGCCGGCGAGGGCGCCGGGTTCGGATTTGAACAGCAGCGCCGAACAGCTGGCGCAGCGAACCGCCTCGCGCGAGACGGAAAAAACCTTTGCAGTCATATGAGACTCAACCCAAGCGAGCCCCTGCCGGTCAGGCCGGTGGCGGGGCGAAGGGGGCGTGCACCCCCCGACGTGCTGAGCTAGTTCTCGGCGGCTCGGGTGCGGCAAACACCCGGCCCCCGCCTCCAAAGACGAGGGCATGGCCCTGATCGGAAATGCGTTCCCCGCAGGCTAGTCGGCCCTGTTGTGCGGGTGCATCCGACAACAGCCCTAGGTCTTGGGCGTGCGCTCCCGGAACCGAACCACCTCAGCGCCCAGCCAGTCGTTGATCGCCCGGAAGCGGTGCTGCAGCGGGATGATCTCGGTCAGATAGAATACCCATTCGGCTTTCTCGACGTCGCCGAACCCGCCGGCGGTCTGCGGGATGATGCCCAGCAGCTGGGGCGGCACGCGGTGCGCCGCCAGGACGTCGTCGCGGGTGATGTTCTTGATGCCGACGAACTCGTCCTTTGCCGCCGCCTCGCCGGGGTGCAGGATCTGCACCGAATCCTTCTCGCCCTGCGGAAGGTGAAGGAACAGGCTCTTGAAGTTGCCGACGCCCTTGGTGTCGCGGATGGCCGAGCGGATCTTGTCGGCGTCGTCTTCAGCCAGGCCGCCCTTGCCGACATACATCACGAAGCCGGCGTGCGCGCCGTTCAGGAAATAGCGTCGGCGGAACAGCGTCGCGCCCTCGTTCAGGAACGCGGACTGCAGGCCGCCCAGGTATTCGGGCATGCCGTAGATTTCCTGGTCCAGCCAGGGCTGCATCCCATGGAACACGGCGTCGCGGTCGAACCAATGCTCCTTCATGAAACCGGACAGGAAGACGAACTGACCAGGATCGACGCCGGCGCGGGTGTATCGTGCCAGGCTCCGCTTCAGCTTCATCGGCCGACCGGCGAGATTGTTCACACGTTCCACGAAGTAATCGCCGAACACCAGGTGATCCAGCACCAGGCCCTCGAACGTCTGCAGGTCCAGGACGGGGGAGGGGATGAAGTCCCGCAACAGCTGATTGACCTTCACGCGGAAGGCGCTGGAGTGGTGCGAGGTGACGTTGGCGGTCTTGCTCAGCAGATCGCGCGACACGGGCGGCGCGTAGTATCGGCCGCCGACGCCCTGGACGGGCCAGCATTCCAGGTGGTCCATGAACTCGCGGCGGTTCAACACCGGCTCCGGATCGCCCAGGCTGAACGCCATGGGCGCGGCCGACGTCGCCGCCGGCTGGACTTCGCCCTCGATGGCCCGGCTGAAGCCGGCGGCGGTGCGAGCGCGCGCCAGGGCGCGGCCGCGCGAGGGCAGGGCCGTTGTCATTCTGAAATCTCCACACTGGATCGGGTCGCCCCGCCGATGCCGGCGGCGAGCGGTTCGTTGAACAGGGCCTGGAACAGCGCCCAGGCCAGGTCGGCGTGGCCGCTGTCCTTGGTGCGGCTGGCCTCATAGGTGACGTGGCGCCCGCTAGCGGTCAGGGTCCGGCGGATCGATAGCAGGGCGCCAGTCAGGTCTCGGAAATCGACGTGATATTCGAGGCGGTGCTTCCCGATGACGTCCAGCGCCTTGTAGACCATCTGGGTCTTCAGGATCGGGTCATATCGGTGCTCGGTCATCTGCGGGAAGAAGGCGCGCACCAGCTGCGCCACGGCGCCGCCGATGCCGGTCCCATCGATGTCGATCTTGGTCACGCGGTAGCGCTTGGTATAGGCGCGGATGACTTCGGCCTGCTCTGTGAAGTCCGAGCCCTTGAACTGCTGCCGCTCAAGGACGCGGAACTTGCCCCGCGGCGTCTGGGGCGGGGCCACGATGACCAGGCCGGCGGCGTCCGCGTTCTCGCCGTTGCCGTTGGGATCGTAGGACAGCCAGACTTCGCCGGCGTAGGGTCGACCCGCGCCCAGGAAGATGCGGGCCATGTCGACGTCGGCCCAGGCGTCCTCGCCGTCGACCATGCACGGCGACAGCGACGTCATCGGGAAGACGCTCAGGGTGTCATCGACAAACCCGCACATCAGCAGATTGTCGAACTCCGGCCCCGAATACTCGTCGCGCAGATCCTCGATGTCGAACAGGTCGCAGCCCTGGGCCTCGGCGTCCTCGATCGTGACGGTGTGGCGCCAGATCCGGTCGGCGCCCATCTGCCCGTCCTTGGTGGCGTTCCAACTGACGTCGAAGTCGCGCCGCCTGTCCTTGGCGCGTTTGCGGTTCCACTCCAGGCCCGTCCAGAAAGCGTAGGCCTCGTGGGTGACGGAGCTGGGCGTGCTGAAGTAGGTCTTGCGATACTTCTTCTGCATCGCCATGCCGCTGGCGACCTTCTTCAGGGTCTCGAAACCGAACACCCAGAAGAATTCGTCGAAGTAGAAATCGCCGTGATAGCCCTGCGCCGTCCGGGCATTGGTGCCCAGGAAGATCAGCTGCGGCTGCTCGAGCAGGACGCCGTCGTCGTCGTGACCCCGATCAATGATGATCGGGTCGCCGCTCAGCTCGACGCCGATCACCTCCATGACGAAGGCGCGGATATAGCCCTTGAAGACGTGCGCCTGATTTTTGGAAGCCGATAGGAAGATCTGGTTGTGCCCGGTCTCCAGCGCCTTGATCAGGGCCTCAAGCGCGAAATAGTAGGTCGCGCCGATCTGGCGGCTCTTCAGGATCATGCGCGAGCGCAGGTCCGACTTCGACCACCAGGTGCGTTGGTAGCCGAACATCCGCTTCAGCATCGTCGCCTTCAGGATTTCGACCTGGTCGGGCGTGATGCGGTTGCGCTCGGGCTTCTTCTTCGGCCCAGCGTTTCGGTTGGCGACCTTCGGGTTGATGTCGCCTTCGTTCCCGCCGTCCATGTAGCGGCGAAGGCGGGCCAAGCGCTCGGCCGCGCGGAGCAGGGCGTCGATCTCCTTGAGATCCGCGCCCGTCTTGGTGGCCTTCATCGTTAGGGCGACGTATCGCGCCTCGGTGACCCCGGCCATCCGCTCGATCGGCCCGGCCTCGTCCCACTTGTCGCGGCTTTTCCAGCTGGCGACGGTGTTCTCGGGCACCTTCAGCAGGCCGGCGATGTCGGTCGGCCGCCACATCGACCAGTAGAGGAACTTCGCGGCCCGCCGCTCGTCGAGCATGGCCGCGACCGGGAAGGCGAAACCACCCATGGCGGCCAGCAACGCGCCCAGGTCGTCGCTGCCCCCGCTGGGCGTCTCCGTCTTTTTCGACCTGGTCCTCATCGCGGCGGACGCTAACGGCGCGCCCGCCGCCGTCTGACGGCCGCGTGTTGTCAGACGCGCCCGCACAACAGGCCTGCCTTGAGACGGAAGGCGATCAGGCGGTGATCTGCAGCCTCATTCGCCGGGTCGCCCGGCCGCTCTGCAGATCGCCCGAGGCCCGATGTCCAAGAAGCTGACGACCAAGTTCACCCGCATCGCCGTCGCCGGCCTGACCGCCTCCGATGGCCGGACCATCGAGCCGCAATGGCTGCGCGACATGGCCGCCAACTACAACCCGGCCACCTACACCGCCCGCGTCAACGTCGAGCATTTCCGCAACGCCTCGGCCGCCGGTCCTTTCCCGGCGCTGGGTGATGTCATCGCCCTGCGTGTCCAGGAAGACGAGATCGAGCTCGGCGGCAAGACCGAGAAGCGGGTTGCGCTCTATGCCCAGATCCAGGGCAACGAGACCTTGCAGGGCTATCTCGCTGCCGATCAAAAGAAGTTCACCTCGATCGAGGTCGAGCCCAACTTCTCGGGGACCGGCAAGGCCTATCTGATGGGACTGGCCGCCACCGACAGCCCGGCGTCGCTGGGCACCGAGGCTCTGCAGTTCTCCGCCCGCACCGACGACGCCTTCGCCAAGATCCGCAAGGCCGACCTGGACAGCCGCAAGAAGCACGAGACCTGCCTGTTCTCGGCCGCCTTCGCCACCACGATCGAGTTCGCCGAGGAAGGCGCCCAGGTCGAAAGCGCCGACTCGGTGATCGACAGGATCGTCGCCAAGTTCACTTCCGCGATGAAGGGCGCCGAGCCCAAGGCGCCGCCCGCCGCCGATCCCGCCAACCCGGGCGGTGACCTGACCGCGCTCGCTACCGCCATGTCCTCAGGCCTCAAGGAACTCGGCCAGTCGTTCACCCAGGCCTTGGCGACGCAGAGCGGCGAGATCAACGCCCGCTTTGCCAAGATCGAGAGCGAGCACGCCGCCATCAAGCGCGACGTCGAGCAAACGCCCGACCGCAACTATCGCCAGCGCCCGGCCGCCACCGGCGGCGGCGAGGGTCAAGAGCTGACCGACTGCTGATCCGCCCCTCTCGCGCCACCGATCCCCTCCCGACGCCCGTCACGGAACCTGAACCCGATGAAGACGAAAACCCGCCTCCTTTACACCACCTGGCTTAGCCGCCAGGCCGATCTGAACGGCGTCGCTGAAAGCACCGTCCTCGGCGAGAAGCAGTTCGCTGTGGACCCGTCGGTCCAACAGATCCTGATCGACAAGCAGGCCGAGAGCTCCGCCTTCTTGGGCCTGATCAATGTAGTCCCTGTCGACGAACAGTCTGGCGAAAAGCTCGGCCTGGGCGTCGCCGGCACTCTGGCTGGCCGCACCGACACCAACGCCCGCGATCGCGAAACCCGTGATCCGACCACGCTCGATGCCGACCGGTTCGAGTGCAAGCAGACCAACTTCGACACCCACGTCGGCTACGCCAAGCTGGATCTCTGGGCGAAGTTCAAGGATTTCCAGCTCCGCATGCGCAACCAGACCCTGCAGCAGCAGGCTCGGGACCGCATCATGATCGGCTGGAACGGCATCATCGCCGCCGTCCAGACCGATCGCGTGGCCAATCCCCTGCTTCAGGACGTCAACATCGGTTGGCTCCAGCAGATTCGCGTCAACCGCCCGACGCACGTCTTCGCTGAGGGCGCCACCCCCGACAAGATCATCGTGGCGCCGACCGGCGGCGACTATCGCAACCTCGACGCCCTGGTCTACGACGCCGTGGCGAAGTTCCTGCCCGAATGGGTCCAGGGCGACACCGAGCTGGTGGCGATCGTCGGCAGCGGCCTGCTGCACGAGAAGTATTTCCCCATGGTCGATGGGGAAGACAAGCCGACCGAGAAGGTCGCCGCCGACATCCTCCTGTCCAAGAAGCAACTGGGCGGCCTGCAGGCGGTCAAGGTGCCGTTCTTCCCGGCGGGCACCATCCTGGTCACGCGCCTGGATAACCTGTCGATCTACGAACAGGAGGGCACGCGTCGCAAGACGATCGTGGACAACGCCAAGCGCAACCGCGTCGAGACCTATGAGTCGGTCAACGAGGCCTACGTCGTCGAAAACTACGACTTCGCCCTGCTTATCGAGAACATCGAGGTTGGCGCGGAGGACGGCGAGTAATCGCCGTCCCACCCCTCAACCCACCTCCTGGAGAACGTCGATGAGCGCCGCCGAACGCGCCAAGGCCCGAGCTGTAGCGGCCGCTGAACAACAGGCCGCTGAGAAGGCGGCCGAGGTTGAGGCTGCCTTGGCCACGGCCAAGCCCGCAAAATTCAAGCCTGCGTTCAGGCCGGCGCCGTCCGTGCCCGCTCCCGCGCCGGGTCGCCTCTCGCCAGCTGCGCGGCGGCGCTCGTTCCTGATCGCCTCATCGGCTGGACGGGTGCTGGCCGCCGCCGGCGTCCACATGGACGTCAGCGCCGCCAATGATCCGAACCTCGAGAGCGAGGCCGCCAAAACCCTGCTGATGCTCCAGGACGACAAGCGCAAGCTGAAGGGCCTTCAGGCCCAAAGCCGCAAGATCGAACTGAAGCGTCAGCTGGTCCCGAACTATCGGGACTGGTGCAACGGCGTCCTCGCCGGTGGCCGGGGCGAGCGCGGGCCGCTGGACGCCATCTTCACCACCATCCTGATGTGGACCATCGACATCGGGGACTACATGGCGGCCCTGCCGATGGCCGAGCATGTCCTCCGCTATGGCCTGGAGATGCCGGCGCACGTCAAGCGCACCCCGGCCGTCTTCATCGTCGAGCAGATCGCTGAGGCTGCTATCGCCGCCTACGACCTGGGCGACAAGGAAGCCGAGGCGTTCCCGCACGCCGTCCTTCCGATGGTGGAGGATCTGATCGACAGCGTCGACGCAGACATGCCCGACGAGGTGACCGCCAAGCTTCAGAAGGCGATCGGCAAGGCCATCATGGCGGGCGCCGACCTCGAAGACGAAGACGATATGCGCCAGCGCCAGGAAGCGACCCTGCGCCGCTACTTGGCCGCGATGAAGCTGGACCCCCGCGTCGGCGTCAAGGGCGACGTCACCAGGCTGAAGAAGGCGCTGGGCAAACCTGACGATGAATCCGGAGCGCAGCCCGATGCCGCCGACGCCGTCGCCGCCCTGGGCGCCGCCATCGAGGCGGCCGCCACCGAACCGAACCCGTCGGCCTCCGAAGGAGCCGGCTGAACCAGCTCGCCCCCCGGCGCTCGGCGGCGGGGCTGGCCCGACAACAGCGGGTTCGCCCGTCTGCAGTGTCCGACCAGCCCCCCACCGCCGTAGCCGGCGCGACCGAACGAAAGAGATGTCGTCGCCACAGGCGGCACAGCAGAACCGACCCGCTCTAGCGCAATGAACATCTCTTTCCCCCCTCCCAGCAGCGACGACCAGGTCGCGCCGTCCTACCCCGCGGCGGCCGATATCGAGTGCGATGGCTGGTGGCCATCTGTGAACCTGCTCGCCGTGCGTGACGCCGTGCGTGTCCCCAGCGGCGAAACGGAGCGCCTGCGCGACGCCGTGCGCCAGGCCATGCTCGACATCGCCCATGAACTTGCTGCTTGGCGAGCCGAGCAGGAAGCCGCCGGTCACGCCAAACTGGCGGATGTTCCGGGGCGAATGAAGGTAGACGGCAAGTCCGACTACGAGCTGCGCTGGTTCCGAGCCGTCTATTCTGTTGTCGCGGCCGACGTCGGCGAACGCGCCCTCGGGCCGCAGGTCTCCGGGGCTGGCGCCGAACGGGTTGAAACCCTTCGCGCCGACGTCCACGCCCACCAGCGTAACGTCTCCTACGCCGTTCGGGACTTCCTCGGCCGGCCGCGCATCATCGCAGAGGCGATCTGATGGCCGGCCCCTTCATCGACACGGCGCTCGAAGGTGAAACCGTCGATGCGATCTGCTGGCGCAACCTGCGCCGCAGCGCGCCGGCCATCGAGCAGGTCCTGCGCGCCAACCCCAACCTTGCCGACCACGGTCCCTTCCTCCCGCGTGGAACGCCTGTGGTTTTCCCGACGTCCGCCACCGCGCCGGCGACGACGCCGATGATCAATCTGTGGAACTGACGATGACCGCCCAGCCAATCCAGTCCGCATCAATCACTCTGCCGTCCTGGGCGGCGCTTGGCTTTTGCCTAGCGCTCGCCGGTCAGCTCGTCGGACTCGTGATCTGGGGAGCCAAGGTCGAGGCCCGCACGACCGAGCTGCATGCCACGACCGAACCTCTTCGTCGCGGAGACCTGGTCAAGATCCAGACCGACGTGTCGTGGATCCGTCAGGAGCTCGAGCGGGGGAGGGCGCAATGACGCCGGACCCGCAGGATCCACTGCCGGAAGGCCAATGGCTTTTCCGCCGCATCTTCACCTGGTCGTTCACCGCCATCCAGCTCGGCCTGCTTGGGTGGACCATCTGGCGCATGCCGGCGGCCGACCTTCAGCTGGTCGCCCTCTGGCAACTCGGACTGCTCGCCCTGGTCGTCACCTACTACCTCCTCGCGCCTAGCTCACCCCAGCTGGCGCGGATCTTCGCCGAGATCCGCGGCCGACTGCCGTTCACCCGCCCCCCTGGAGACCCGTCATGAAACCCGCGAAGCTGCTTGTCGTCCATTGCTCTGCGACGCCGGCGAACAGAGACATAGGAGCCGCTGAGATCCGCGCCATGCACAAGGCCAAGGGTTGGCGTGACATCGGGTATCACTACGTCATCCGCCGCGATGGCACGGTCGAGAAGGGCCGGGCCGACAACGTCATGGGCGCACACGTGACCGGCCATAACGATGGCTCCCTTGGGATTTGCATGGTCGGCGGAGTAAAGCCGGACCTGAAGGCCGAGATCAACTTCACGCCTGCGCAGTTCGCCTCGCTGCGAGAGTTGCTGACCAAGCTCCAAGGCAAGTTCCCGGGCTCGCGGATCTGCGGCCACCGCGACCTTTCCCCCGATCGCAACGGCGACGGCGTCATCACGCCCGGCGAGTGGGTCAAGGAATGCCCCACATTCAACGTCGATCTGTGGTGGTCGCAGGGCAAGGTCCAGCGCTGATGAAGACCCTGACCCGCACCTTCAATTTCGCCTCGCCATGGGGTTGGGCCCTGGCTGGCCTGGCGCTGCTCGCGTTCGGTTGGCTGGTCGTCGTCGCCCTGGGCGGCGTCGGCTTCCGCTTCGATCCCTTCAACGCCGTCCAGCGGCGGGCCGACGCGGCCGAGACCCGCGCGGCGACGGCGACGATCGACGCCGGCGCCAGGACCCAGGAGGCCGCAGGCGCCCGCGACACGACCGCGAAGGTCGAACGCACCCTCGACCAGGTGCGCCGCGCCGAAACCATCGCCATCGATCTCACCACTCAAGCCAGGGCTGCACCCGATGCGAACCAAGACCATGATCCTGACCGCCGCGCTCGTCTGCGCAGCGAGTATGAGCGCCTGTGCGACGCGCGTCCTGCCGTCTGCCCTCCCGACCCCGCCCCGCCGCGAGATGCCCGAGACCGCTAAGGCGACGTGCGCCCTGCCGCGTCTTCCCGATCTGCCGACACAGGCCGATCTCGAGGCGGCCTTCTACGCTAGGGGCGTCGTCATCGTCGCCTGCGACGCCGCCCGTCAGCTCGCTGTCGATGTCCACCAGGGCGAACACGACGACGAGGACGCCTGGCTAAGAACTATGGATTGACCATCTGGCCTCAAAGCAGCCGTTCCGAACGGCCGAGAGGGGGCGGAAGCAGAAATGGATTCCTGAGTTGATAGCGGAAGTTCTGATCACGACGATGCTAGGGTGATCTGCGTCCCCAGCCTAGGGCATCGCTCGCCTCGTCGATGAACATATTCAACAGGCGCGCCTCGTCGTCGCTCCCGAAGCCGATCAACTCGCGCTTGGCATAGTCCACTTCGGGGCCGTCCTTCGCCACGCGATCTCTGCGGCCGTCGTGGTGGATCAGAGCGATGCGGCTGGCTCGCTGGGTGAACTCAATCCATCCGCCGTCCGCGTCGGCGCCGGCCTTAAGGTGGCGGCCTGACCTCAAGCCTCGGAACATCTGCGCCGGCCGAGCCTTCGATCGCGGCGCGGGATCGCCGTCCGAACCGGCCGAGCCGATCGGCGTGATCCAGCGGACGATCTTGGCGCGTTCAAATGTGCGCAGGCCTCCGGCCTCCCTATCGAAGCCCACCAGGTAGTCGCCGCGTCCGATCCAGCTGCGCATGTCCACTACGCGCGGCTCACCGAACCCGCCTGAAGGATACAGGAATCGGGCAGGTCGGCTCGCCGGTTTGGCTTTCGGCCGGCCTTTCCGCTTTTCCCAGGCCGATCCGTCCGGCGCGACCTGGCGCGCCATGCGGCGTTGGTTCGCCCGCCGCATCTCCATGACCATGCGAAACAACATCCGCCGGCGCTGGCCGGGCTGCAGCTTGTCCAGCATCTGCTCGGCCAGCTGGTGAAGGTGGTGGAGGTCATCCATCGGTCAGGCCGATCAGGGCGTCACAGCTTCGTCTGGATGGGCGGCGCAATGCACGATCAGCGCGTCATCCAGGAACACGGCGTGCAGCGGCGGCCCGCTCGCCAGGGCCATGGGCATAGGCGGATCGACGGGAACGACGTCCTGGCCTGAACCATCCGGCCGGGCGACATAGCGGAAGTCCTCCGTCAGATTGACGGCGGCGTGGAGATCGTAACGGTCGGCGTCCAGCCGGACGCAGGTCATGTCGATGGCCTTCGCCGCCTTGTCGCCGTTCGCAACTAGGTCGTGCTGCCAGCGCTCCAGCCAGCGCAGCATCGGAACGATCACCTCGATCGGATTGCCGTTGAAATCCGGCATGTTGATCTCGACGGTGTAGCTGAGGCTGAAGCCGGATCCCGGTCGCGCGTCGGTCTGGGGACTGACGTTGCTCAAGACCATCTGCAGCCGGGCTGTATCGCCCTTCACATGATGTCGGGCGTCCAGGGCGTCCGCGAGGGTGGCCAGCAGGCTTTCGGGCTTCTTCATCATCAGATCTCCGCTGCTCGATCCCTCGCGCCTGGGCGGGTCTTCGGGCAGGGCGGCGTGTTGTGCGGGCGCGTCTGACAACAGGGCGTCGTCGCGCCCCTGGGCAAGGGACGGCGACAACCATCGCCATGTCCACCTACGCAGGCCAAGCCAGCGGCTCGACCGCCGTCGACCTCTCCAAACTGCCGATGCCGGCGGTCGTGGAGGTGATCAGTTTCGAACAACTGATCACCGAGGCGAAGACCATCTTTCTGCAGTACATGGCGGCCGTCGCTCCCGACGCGGTCGAGGCCCTTGAGGCTGTCCTGAAGCTCGAGAGCGAGCCGATGGTGAAGCTGATCGAGGTCATGGCGTATCGGGAGCTGATCCTGCGCCAGCGGATCAACGATGCGGCGCGGGCCGTCACCATCGCAGGAGCCTACGGCGCGGACTTGGACAACCTTGTCGCCCTCCTCGGGGTTGAGCGTCTTCTGATCACCCCGGCGGATCCTGTCGCCCAGACGCCGGCCGTGATGGAAACGGACGAGGCGCTTCGGCGACGGGCGTTGCTGGCGCCCGAGGCCTATTCGGTCGCAGGCCCCGAGGGCGCCTATATCTCGCACGCCCTGGGCGCGTCCGGCGACGTCCTGGACGCCAGCTGCACCAGCCCCGATCCCGGCGACGTCGTCGTCACTGTCCTCTCGCGGCTGGGGGACGGCACGCCCTCGTCATCCCTGATGGACGCGGTCGAGGCGGTCGTTGGCGCTGAAACCGTCCGTCCCCTGACCGACCATGTCATGGTCAGGCCGGCTCAGATCCTGACCTTCGAAGTGACAGCAAGGATCACGACCTTTGCCGGCCCTGACGCCGATGTGGTGATGGCCGAGGCGAGAGGACGTCTGGACGCCTACCTCGCCGGGTCGTTCCGTCTGGGTCGCGACATCACCCGGTCCGCAATCATCGCCGCTCTGGCGGCCGAAGGCGTCCAGGACGTCGAACTGACTTCGCCGGCGGCGAACGTCGTTTGCAACCGTCTGCAGGCCGCGCGCTGTACCGACATCGATGTCATTCACGTGGGCCTGGGCGAATGAGCGGCTCGGCTGCCCGTAGCCTGCTGCCCCCGAACGCCACTCCCGTCGAACGGGCTTTGGAGGCTGTGACGGCGCGCCTCGATGGCATGCCCGTCCCTCTTCGCGACCTCTGGAGCCCGGAGCGCTGCCCCGTGCATCTGCTGCCTTGGCTGGCCTATGCCTTGTCGATCGACAGCTGGAACTCCGGCTGGTCCGAGCCCGTCAAGCGGGCGGTCGTCGCCCAGGCCATCGCTATCCAGCGCATCAAGGGCACCGCCGCCTCCGTTCGCCAGGTCGTGAAAGCCTTTGGCGGTCAGATCGCCATCCGCGAACCCTGGCAGATGAACCCGCCCGGTCGGCCCCATACGTTCGAGGTCGTCCTGTCCTTGACCGGCGAAGACGGCGAGCCCGCCACCGCCAGGTTCGTGGACGAGGTGATCGACGAGATCGCCCGCACCAAGCCGGCCCGCTCTCACTTCACCTTCACTCAAGGCCTGAAGGCCGAGGCCGCGCTTGGCGTCGTCGCCGGCGCACGCCCTGCCCATTACCGCCGCCTGCAGCTCGAGGAGGCCGCCTGACATGGCCGGACTACAGATCACCATTACCGACGCCGGCCGCGCCGCCCTGCCGAACGGGCCGAACACGGGCACGTCGGCCATCACGATCTCGCACGTCGGGATATCCAACGCCCACACAGCCGGCTCGCTCAAGGGGCTGACGACCCTGCCGGGCGAGATCAAGCGGGTCACCACATTCGGCGGCGACGTCGTCGCGGACGACGTGATTCACGTCACCATCAATGACGAAACGCCCGAGGTCTATTCGGTGCGGGCCTTTGCCCTGTACCTCTCCACCGGCGTCCTGTTCGCAGTTTTCAGCTCGCCCGATGTCGTCGTGGAGAAAAGCGCCGGCGCCATGGTGCTGCTGTCGGCAGACATCACCTTCAAAACACTGGACACCGCCGTCATCCAGTTCGGCGGGACCGGCTTCATCAATCCGCCGGCGACGACGGAGCGGTTGGGTGTTGTCGAACTGGCGACCTGGGAAGAGTCGGCCGCCGGCAATCGGGCCGATGCGGCGGTCACCCCCTTCGGCTTACTGAAGACGCTGCAGTCCTGGGCGACGAACTTCGCTGCTGCAGTGCACCGTCATGCGATGACGTCGATCGACGGTCTGCCTGAAGCGCTCGCCAGCAAGTCGCCCGTCGGCCACAAGCACGATGCCTCGGACACGAACGCCGGCGTGTTCGATGTCGGCCGGATCCCTGCTTTAGGGATGGAGAAAGTCACCGGCCTGGCCACGGCGCTGGCGAACAAGGCGGCGCTGATCCATGGCCATGTCATGGCTGACGTCGATGGCTTGGTTCAAGCGCTCGCGGGCAAGTCCCCCCTGGGGCACAAACACGACGCCTCCGACACCACTAGCGGCGTGTTCGACGTCGGTCGCATTCCGGCCCTGGCGATGGAAAAGATCACCGGCCTGGCTTCCGCATTGGCAGGGAAGGCAAGCCTGCTCGCCAATGTCGTTTTTGGCGACGTTCGCGCCACCCGAGGCGGTCAGACTGGAGTTATCTACTTCGGCGATGGTGACGATTATTTGCTGTTGACGCAGGGGGTGCTGGCAACCAATCGGCCGTTCAACGCGGCGACGGTATCAAGCGGGGGGAATCCGACCTGGCACTCTGGAAACTTCAACCCCGCCACCAAGGCTTCGCTCGGCGAGAGCGCCACATTCCAAGACGTGCGGGCTTTCAGAGGCAACGGAACGGGTGCGGTCTATCTCGGCGACCTGTCTCACTACCTCCACTACGACGGCGTCAACTACGTCCTGCCCAATGCGCCGCTTGTCCTGAACGGCGGCATGGTGTGGACCACGGCCAACTTCGACCCGAGCGACAAGGTCTCGATTTATCAGACCAACCTAGGACGTACCGGCGGCGGCCCCGTCGTGAAGATGAATACGTTCCAAGACTATGGCGACGTCGCGACGGGTTGGTCGGCCATGATCCATCCAGACAGCGCCTACGCGCCGGGCGGGTGGGGCTATTTCATGAAGGCCGGGCGCCGGGATAACGGCAACGGTTGGGGCGGCCTCTTCTTCGGCCGGGTGACCGAGGCGAACACCAAGCCCGATCTGTGGGTCGGCATGGCGATCACGCGCGATCACCAGCCCTATTGGGCCAAGCTTTGGAGCGACGCCAACTTCGATCCTGGGTCCAAGATCACCATCGTCAACCCGGACGGCAACGCCCACACCATGGTGATGGGTTGGAACGGCGCGCGGTTCGTCGCCACCGTCGACGGCCTGGTGTCTCACTCCTTCCTTCACATGGCCGATGCTGCGGCGTCCCTGGGCGCGAGCGGCTACGCCATGATTCCCGGCACCGGCCTGATGATCCAGTGGGGCGTCGTGACGTCCAACATCGCCGAGGGCTCGACCCACGCCGTCCTGCCGGTCGCCTTCGGCGGGGGGTGCCTGGTCGCCCTGGCGACGCCGCGCAACCCCGGAAGCAGCGTCAACTCCGATTACTACATGCAGGTCGTCGGTCGGTACCAGGACCGGATCGTCTTCTTCGCCAATCGTGCGAACGGCTCGGCCGGCAATCTGGACGGCTATGAGTGGATCGCCTTGGGACGCGTCAGCGGCAACCCGGACCCTGCCTACTCCTCGGGCGGAGGCGGCGGCGGCGGCGGCGGCGGCGGCGGCGGCGGCGGCGAGATCGACCCCTATGTCTGACCTTCAGATCGAGAAAGCCCGATGACCCTCCTTTTCAGCCCCTCGACGGGCGCCTTCTATGATGACGGTTTCTGGGATGCGCCGCTGCCGGGCGACGTGTCCGAGGTCTCGGCCGAGGATCACGCCGCCCTTCTGGAAGCTGCCGGCCGGGGCCAGGTCATCCAGGCGGGGCCGGACGGCGTGCCCGTCGCCGTCGATGCGCCGGCGCCCCCGGTCGAGACCTTGGCGGTGATGGCTCGCCGTCGGCGTGACGGCGAGATCGATCGCCTTCGCTGGTTGGTCGAACGTCACCGTGACGAAATCACCCTGGGCGTTACCACCACACTGACCGCAGAGGATTTCATCCTCGTGCTTCAGCACATTCAGCTTCTGCGCGACGTGCCCGACCAGGCGGGCTTCCCGGACCAAATCGAATGGCCCGTCCTGGCGCCGGAGCTTCTCGCGACCGCAGCCTAAGTCCCCCTGCTGTTGTGCGGGCGCGTCTGACAACAGGCGCGCCGCGAAAGCAGTTTGCCGCTGCGCCATCGTCCGCCGGCATGACCCGCGCCCCGTCCACTTCCAGCGCCGAAACCGATCTGACGATCGGCAATCTCGCGCGCGTCGGCGTGATCGAGAGTGTCGATCTGGCGGCCGGCAAGGCGGTCGTCCGTTTCGGTGATGAGCTCACGCCGCCGATCGACTGGATGATGTCCGCCGGCGACACGCGGATCTGGCTGCCTCCGACTGTGGGTGAACAGGTTCAGGTGCTCGCCTGCGAAGGCGACATGGAGCAAGCCGTCATCCTGGGCGGCCTCCCGTCCTCGATCTTCGCACCCCTGTTCCTGGGGGCGACCGTAGCCATCCAGTTCAAGGACGGCGCGATCATCAAATATGACCCCGAAAGCCACCGCCTCGATTTCGATCTACCGGGATCCGCCGTCATAACGGCCCCGTCCGGGGCGGTCCTCAACTGCGACGTAGAGATCCAGGGCGACCTGAAGGCGACTGGATCCATCACCGCCGAGGGCGACGTCAAGGCGGGTGACATCAGCCTGAAGAATCACCCCCACGGCGGCGTCGCCACCGGGCAGGGCGTTTCTGGAAAGCCGCGTCCATGACCGGCCTGAACCGGCAAACGGGTCGAGGCTTGGATCCGAACAGCGACGAGCACCTGATCCAGTCGATCGGGGACATCCTCACGACGCCGCTGAACCTGCGCGTCGGACGTCGCGGCTACGGATCCGAACTGCCCGATCTCATCGACCAGCCGCTTAACGCCAGAACGCGGATCCGCATCTTCGCCGCCACGGCGATGGCCCTGCTGAACAACGAACCTCGTGTCCGACTGCGCCGGGTCCAGCTGCAGATCGACGCTGCCCATTCGCCCAGGCTGCTCCTGGACATCCTGCGCACCGATCGTCCGCGCCGAACGCCGACGACGCTCTCCGTCTCCCTTCGTCCCGCCTGACCTTTCAAGGAAGCCCGCCCATGGCTCTTACGCCCCGTCCTCACGGCATCACCCATCAAGAAGCTCCGGCGCGCAGCGTCCTCCTCGCCGTCGCCGCCACCTCGGTGTGGGGTGTTGTCTGCACCGCCTCCGACGCTGACGCCGACGTCTTTCCGCTGGAGACGCCTGTCGCCGTCGTCGACGCCGAGGCCCTGATCGCGGACGCCGGCGTCGCGGGGACGCTCTCTCGGACCCTGCAGGCGATCGGCGCCTTCGGGCCATCGGCCGGCGTCATCGTGCGTGTCGCAGAAGGCGAGGGCGACACGCCGGCCGAGATCGCCGCCGATCTCGACCTGAAGGTTGTCGCCGGCATCGCCAAGCTCCGCATCGCCGAACAGTCGGTCCAACTGCGCCCGCGCATCATCGCGGCGCCGGGCCTGGACACCAAGGTCGTCGCCACGGCGCTTGCGACGGCCGCCGCGCGCCTTTCGGCCATCGCCTATGCAACGGCAGAAGGCGAGACGCCGGCCGAAGTGAAGATCTATCGGGACAGCTTCACCCAGCGGGAGCTGATGCTGATCGACCGAACCTTCCAGGCCACGGACGCTGCCTCGGCCTTGACCGTGGAGACCTTCGCGCCCGCGGTCGCGGTGGGCCTTCGCGCGCAACTGGACCGCACGGTCGGCTATCACAAGACGATTTCCAACGTGATCCTGCCCGGCGTGGTCGGGATCGTCGAGCCGCGCGAATGGGATCTGGGAAGCGCCCAGACCGAAATGGGTCTGATCAACGGCGCCGACGTCACCGGCCTGATCTGGCGCGACGGCTTCCGCTTCTGGGGCAATCGCACCTGCAGCGTCGATGAACGCTACGCGTTCGAAAGCGCCGTGCGAACCAACCAGGTCCTGCGGGACACCATCGTCGAGGGCCTGTTCCCCTATATCGATCAGCCCCTCATCGGCTCGATCCCGACCGACATCGTCGAGAACATCAACAAGCTGTTCCGCCGCGAGGTCTCGGCCGGCCGCCTGGTGGGCGCCGTCGCCTTCATCTCGCCGGGTAACACGCCGGAGAGCCTCGGGGCCGGCAAGCTGAAGATCGGCTACCGCTTCACCGACGCGTCGCCGCTCGAGGAGCTCGGCGTCACCAGCGAAATCACCGACGAGTTCTACGCCGACTTCGCCACTGTGGCCTGAACGCGTTCGCCCGTCCCGAAAAACCAACCGGCCGCGCGCCGCCTAGGAAATCCGTTCGATGAACCTCCCGCGTAACCTTCACGACTTCAACGTCTTCGCCGGCGGGCGCTCCCTGGCTGGCCAGGCGCGCACCATCACCCTGCCCAAACTGGTCATGAACACCGAGGAATATCTCGGCGCGGGCATGGGTGCGGCCGCCAAGATCCTGACCGGCAGCATGGCCGCGCTCGAGTTCATGCACAACTACGGCGGCGAAGTGCCCGAGCTGAACGCGGGCTTCGGCGACCCCCGCCTGGACGGTCAGCAGTTGCGGTTCGCCGGCGCCTATAAGAACGACGCCATCTCCACCTACGACGACGTCCAGATCACCGTCAGCGGCCGCACCAACGAGATCGACACCGGCGAGCAGGAGATCGGCTCCAAGAACGGCGTCAGCTACAAGACGGACTGCGTCTATTACAAACAGGTCCGCAACGGGCAGGTCGAGTTCGAGATCGACATCCTGAACAAACTGCTCCTGGTCTACGGCGTCGATCGCTGGGCCCAGCTGCGCGCCATCACGCGCTGACCGTGGCTGATCGGCGCGTCCAACCTCCAATCCTGATCCCGGCCGCCGTCGAGCGCCGGCGACCTGACGCGTCATCGCGTCAGCCGGCCGAGGATCGCCAGCCCTTCATGGCGCGCATGCTGTCGCTGCCGCCTCATCTGCTCCGGGGAGCCTGAACCATGAACGACGTCGTCGAAACCACCACAGCCGACAAGCCGCTCGTCGATGAGAAGGGTCGCCCTCTCTTCGACGCGGCCGGAAACCGTGTCGCGTGGGTAGACCTGGACAACCCCATCAAGCGGGGCGGGCAGGACATCTTCGAAATCAAGCTGCGCAAGCCGGATACCGGCCATCTGCGCGGCACCAAGTTCAACGACCTTTATACGATGGACATCAACGCGGCCTCCATCGTCGTGCCCCGGATCTCCGACCCCGTCATTCCGACGGCCGAGTTTCTGACCATGGCCCCCGAAGACACCGCCCAGATCGCGGGGGAGATCGTCGGTTTTTTGCTGACGAAGCGGCAGAAGGTCGCGGGTGGTCTGGAAGCATAGAAGACGCGATCAGCGACATCGCAGGCGTCTTCCACTGGTCTCGCGAAGAGCTCTCCCGCCTTTCCCTCAATGAACTGTTCGAAGAGCGCGAGCGCGCTGTTGCCTGGTGGAACCGCGTCCACGCTCCGTCGAAGAAAGACTAGCCTACGATGGACAAGAAGCTCCGGCTCGATCTGCTCTTCAGGGCCGGCGGCAATGCCGTCGGGTTCCTGAAGGGCATCTCGTCCGAGAGCACGACGGCGGCCCAGGGCGTCAAGGCCGCGCGCGATCGGATCGTCGAGCTTCAGCGCGCCGCAAAAAACGTCCAGTCCTATCGGGCGACCGAGACCCGGCTGGCGGCCACGCGCACCGCCATGGAAGCGGCGCGAACCGAAGCCGCCCGCTTGGGAAAGGCGCATCGCGACGCCGAAAACCCGACCAAGCAGATGGGGCGGGCGCTTGAAGTCGCCCGAACCAAGGTCAGAGAGCTCCAGGTCCAGGAACAGTCCCAGATCCGCACCCTTGGGGAGATGCGGGTCAAGCTGAAGGACGCCGGCCTGGACGCCCGTAACCTCGCCGGGTCCGAAGCCAAGCTAACCCGCCAGACGCGCGAGGCGAACGACGCCCTTCGGGACCAGGCGCGTCGCTTGACCGAGGTCGGAGAGCGTCAGCGCCGGCTTCAGACGGCGCGCAATCGATATGATCGCAACCAGGCGCTGGCCGGCTCGATGCAGGGCGCAGGCATGTCCGCTGTGGGCGCCGGAGTCGTGGCGGCCGCCCCTCTGGTGGCGTCCGGCACGGAGGCAGTGAACTTCGAAGACGCCATGCTGGACGTCAAGAAGGTCGTCGATTTCGACACGCCGCAGCAGTTCCAGCAGATGAATCGCGATGTCCTGGAACTGGCCGAGAACCTGAATCAGGTTCCTGAAGGCATGGCGGCGATCATCGCCGCCGCCGGGCAGGCGAAGATCCCGCGTCGTGAGCTGCTGGGTTTCGCCGAGGACGCCGGCAAGATGGGCGTCGCCTTCGACACCACGGCCGAGGACGCCGGGTCGAAAATGGCGACCTGGCGCACCGCCTTCGCCATGACCCAGCCTGCGGTCCGCGCCCTAGCTGACCAGATCAACTACCTGGGCGACAACGGCAACGCCACGGCGCTCAAGATTTCCGACGTCGTGACACGCGTCGGCCCCCTGGGTGAGGTCGCCGGCCTGGCTGCCGCAGAGATCGCGGCCCTGGGATCCACCATCGTGGGCATGGGGGTTGAGGAAGAGATCGCGGCGACCAGTATCAAGAACACCATGCTGGCCTTGACCAAGGGCGAGGCCGCCACGAAGGCGCAGCGCGTCGCCTACAAGGAGCTCGGGCTGGAAGCGGTTGCGGTTTCCAAGGCGATGCAGGCCGACGCCGGCGGCACGATCATGGATGTCATGACGCGGATTTCGAAGCTGTCGCCCGATCGGCAGGCCTCGATCCTGACCCAACTGTTCGGCTCCGAATCGGTTTCCGGCATCGCACCTATGCTGACCCAGCTGGGCGTCCTGAAGGAGAACCTGGACGCGGTTGCGGATTCGAGCCTCTACGCCGGCTCGATGCAGAAGGAGTTCGAAAACCGTCAGAGCGGCGCCAAGACCGCGATTGGCCAGAGCAAGATCGCGCTGCAGGGCCTGGCTATCGAGATAGGCGCCAACTTCCTGCCGGTGATCAAGGCGGGGTCTTCCGCCATTCGCTCGACCGCCCGTCAGGTCCGCGATTTCAGCAAGGCCCACCCGAACGCCGTCAAGGTGGTGGCGGCGCTCGTCGCCGTCATCTCGGCGGGGCTACTCGTATTCGGAGGGCTCGCCGTCGCAGTCGCGGCCGTGCTGGGACCGTTCGCCCTGCTTCAGCTCACGTTCACCCAAGCCGGACTGTTGTTCGCCCCCGTCATCGCCGGGCTCACCGGCACCGGCGCTGCGGCCGGCGGCGCGGCGGTCGGGGTCAACGCCTTGCTGTGGCCGGTCCTGCTCGTGGTCGCGGCCGTCGCCGCGCTCGCCGCCGGCGCATACCTGATCTATCGGAACTGGGGCACGATCGGGCCTTGGCTCTCCAAACTGTGGAGCGGCGTGTCAGGCGCTGTCCAGGCCGCGATCGGGCTGATCACCGGATACATCATGAACTTCACCCCGCTGGGGTTCATCATCCGGAACTGGCAACCGATCTCCAACTTTATGGGAGCGCTCTGGGGCCTGGTCTTCCAGGCGGTCGGGCTGGGCGTCGATAACATCAAGCTCTACCTGCTGAACTTCACACCGCTCGGCCTGATCATGCGGAATTGGGGCGGCATCACCGGCTATGTCGGCGGGGTCTGGAACCAGATCAGCACGGCGGTCTCGATCGGGATCGGCGCGATCAAGTCCATCATCGCCAACTTCCAACCGCTCAATGATTTCAGGGCGGCGTTCGCCGGCGTGTGGACATTCCTTCAGGAACTGCCCGGCCGGCTGATGAACGCCGGCGCTGACGCCATGCGTGGGTTCACCCAGGGCATACGAGGCCAGCGCGCTCAGGTTCAGGCTGCGGCGGCCGACGCCGCCGGACGGGCCGAGACGGGTGCGCGCACGCGCCTGGACACCCACTCGCCGTCGCGGGTGTTCGCGGCGATCGGTCAGGACGTCATGGCCGGCATGGGCGTCGGCATTCTCGGAGGGACTGGAAAGGTCGTCAGTCGCATGCGTGCTGCGGCCGGAGCGGTTGCAGCGGCCGGGGCGCTTGCCGCCACCGGCGCCGCAGCCGACGGCGCCGCCCAGCCGACAATCACCATCGACGATGCTCCGCCTCCAAGCTTCGCGCCGCCACCAGGCTTCGGGCGACGTCCGCCGCCGCCGGCGGGCGGCGGCATGAGCATCGCCAAGATCGAGATCCATATCCACCAGCTCCCGGGCGAAACCTCCGAGGACCTGGTCAACAAGGTCGCGGACAGAATGATCAGCCTCCAGCGCGGCAATACGGCGAGCTATGAGGCCGACGCCGATTCGTGGGGCGACTGACCATGTTGCTTGCACTCGGGATGTTCGACTTCTCCATAGACACGGCGCTGTTCAACCAGCTGCAGCGCCGTCGCAACTGGCGTCACCCCTCGGGCGATCGCGTCGGCGCGCGCGCAGTCAGCCAGTTTGCAGGGCAGGGCGATGACATCATCACTCTGGGCGGGCTGTTGGCGCCAGGTCAGATCGGCCATGCGGAGGCCCTGGACGACATCGCCCTGATGGCGGACGCCGGGGCGGCCTATCCGCTCCTCGATGGCGAGGGCTACGTCTACGGCGCCTTCGTTATCACCGATCTGGATGAGACGAAGCGCAACTTCCTGGTCGACGGGCAAGCGCTCACCGTGGACTTTGTCATCACCCTGAAGCGGGTCGATGATGACCAGGGTGAACCGGCAACAGTCGCCTCATCAGGTGCAGCATGACTACGGCCGATGGCGCAGCCGCCCGATATGTTCATCGCAAGGCGGTCTACGACCTGGTCGTCGATGGTCAGAGCATCAGTGCGACCGTCAATCCTCGGCTCGAAAGCCTGACCTTGACCGAGAAGCGAGGCGCTGACGCCGACGAGCTGGAACTGGTGCTGAAGGACCATGACTTCAATCTTGCCATCCCGCCGGCAGGCGCGCTCATCACCCTGAAGCTGGGGTGGCTGGATCTCCGGGAAGGCGCGACCCCGCAATTGGTCGATAAGGGAAGCTTCAAGGTCGACGAGCGGTGCTGGAGTGGAACGCCCGACATTCTGACCATCCGGGCCAAGTCTGCCGACCTGACTCGAGCCTTCCGGTCGCGCCGCTCTCAGACCTGGTCCGACACCACCCTTGGCGCCGTCCTGGGCGAGATCGCCGGCCGGAACGCGCTGACCCCGGTTGTGGCGTCCAGTATGGCCTCGATCGTCGTCAATCATCTGACACAGGGGCGGGAGAGCGACAGCGCCCTGCTGGCGCGCTTGGGACGTGAATACGATGCCCTGGCCACAGTGAAGGCCGAAAAGCTGCTCTTCGCCCCTGTAGGGGCAGGGGAGACCGCAGGAGGGCAACCGATCCCTCCGGTGACCATCACCCGGCGCGCCGGCGACGGCTGTCGCTGGGAATCGGCTGAGCGCGAGAACTATTCCGGCGTGACCGTCGCCTGGCATGACCGGGGCAGCGCGCGCCGGCGCGAGATCACGGTTGGATCCTCGAACAACCCAAAGAAGCTTGGAAAGACCTATGCATCCGAGCGCGCCGCTCGGCGGGCGGCCGAGACCCACCAATCCAAACAGAAGCGCAAGGTGGCGAAGTTCTCGATCAATCTCGCCGCAGGGGATCCGGCTCTCTTTCCAGAGCGGAAGGTCACGGTTCAAGGTTTCAAACCTCAGATCGACGGCACCGAATGGCTGATCGTCGAGACCAATCACCGCCTCGACGGAGCGGGCGGATTGCGAACCAGCTTGCAGATGGAGCTGGGCGGCTCTGCCACGCCAGCCACGCCATGATGTCCGGTTACAAAATGCATAACCTGAAGTTTTTTAACAGCAGCGCTGGAACCATTTCTGTTATAGCAGGAGTGGGGGCTGCGACGGGATCTATCGAATGCTTGGAATGAAGCGTTACGGCGGCCGCGTGCCTTGCCCTCATTGCGGCGAAGCCGCCAAGACTAGATCCTCTCGGGGGATCTCCGCGACTTATCGCGAGACTCACCTGCAGTGCCAGAACCTGGAATGCGGTTGGATCGGCGTCGCCTCGGTGATCATCGAGCGCACCATCGTTCAGAGCGCGAACCCGAACCAGCGCATCAGCCTTCCGATGGCAGTGACGCGTCGGAAATCCGACAAAGCTCCAACACCGACGTCGGCGAATGACGACGCGGTCGAAGCTGCCGCTGAGGCGCTTTAGTTTCCCAGCTATTTTCCGGAAACCGCCAAAATTACCGGGAACGAAAACGGAAACATGGAAGGCCCAAAAGCCCGCCACGCCTAGCTTTCGGGCTCAAAGCCAGTTGTTTACACCGAGAGGGTCGGCGGTTCGAACCCGTCGCCGCCTACCACCGAACTTTAGCAAAATCAGCCGGTTATACGGATATTATTGCGACGGATTGCTCCGTGTTCGGAGTGATTTTGGCTAATGGGGGCAGTAGGGGGGCACTTTCTGCGGATTTCGTTGAAAAGCGCTGCACCGAGTTGGATGGCTTGCAGGCCTTCGGACCCGTGGATTTGTTGACTGCGGCTCCCGCAGCGGGGGTCAGCGGCGAGCGGCAAGTCGATGTCGGGCTGGTGGGTAGAGTTCGGCGCCGACGTCAGCATGGGTCGGCCATGCATTCCGATCTGGCACGTGCGATACCGGCCATCAGGCAGGTGAAGTCTCCGGCCGGATCCTGTTACTCAGCCTGTGGGAGAGCTGCCTCTACCGCCTTGGGCGCTTCTGGCAGCTCCGTGCGCGGGAGGACACACCGGATCGTTGACGTCGATGTCGCCCGCTCACGATACCGAGCGGATCAAGGCGCTGGTGATGTAGTTGTCGGAGCAGGAGTGGCGGGCGTCATGCGACTACGCCGGACCGATGATCCGCGGGCGACGCTGCAGCAGGCGGAGGGGCGGTTGTGTTTCACTGCACCGCCGGCAAGGACAGAACCGGGATCGCGGCCGCCCTGGTCCTGACCATCCTCGGGGTGCCGCGCGAGACGATCATCGAGGATTTCGAGATGTCGAACCGGTATTATCACTACGCCTCTGCGGCGGGCGTAGGAGAGGGGCGGGGGCCAGACCCCGCAGCCTCGCCGTTCGCTCATCTCTGGCCCGAGGCCAGGGCGGTCTTCGCCTCTGTGGATGGCCGGTATCTTCAAGCGACCTTTGCGGACATCGAAGCGCAGTACGGTTCCGTCGAGGCCTATCTGGCGGCGGAACTCGATATCGATGCCGATAACGTGGCGCGCCTGCGGAGTCTCTATCTGGAGTGA